ACTCGGGGGCGAGGGCCCGGGCGATCCCGGCAGCCCGCTCGTCGCGGTCGGCGCCGTGCACGTACCACGAGACGGGCAGCGAGCCGCCCACCGAGAACGGCACGGGCACGGCGCCCTCGGCGATGAGGTCGGCGAGGCGGTGCAGCTCGGCGGCGAACGCGTCGACCCGCTCGTCGGGTGTAGGTGCGGTGGTCATCGTTCGGCGTCTCCTGTCGTCTCGGGGGTCGCGAGGCGCTTGCCTGCCGGGTGGCGGCGAGCGGTGGCGGTGCGGGGCGAATGCCGCCCGCTGCCCGCGTGGCGGTCGAGGGCGCGGCGTACGGCGGCGATCACGACTCGCCCTCGGCGTCCTCGACGAGCAGCTCAGCAACGCCCTCGGGGTGCAAGGTGCGCTCGACGACGCGCCACCCGTCGCCCCACGGCTGCCGCCCGGCGACGACGATGCGGTCGCGGTCGCTACTCACGGCGGCGACGTGCACGATCGCCGAGGCGCGGTTCGTGATGCCCCGAACACTCACGATGTCGCCGACGGTGATGTTGCGAGCGGGGATCGACCGCCACGGCGAGGCGCTCATCGGGTCGCCTCGGCGGTGTCGTCGGCGGGCCCGCACTCGAGCGAGCCGTCGTGGCGGATCGCGATGACGACCTGCGTCGGGTCGTCGCAGCGGGCGCCGCCGATGTGTTCCTCGGGAAGCTGCTGCGCGACGCACCGCTCGCCGTCGTATTCCTCGCCCGCGGCGCACGTCGGCTCGGTGGCGACCTCGACGACGGGTGCGGGCGCCACGACCGGCGCAGGAGCCGCGGGTGCCGGGGCGACCCTCGGGCGCTGCGCGGCGCTCGAGGTGGCAGGCGCCACCTGAGCGGCGCGGTCGGCGCGGTCTGCGAGGTCGTCGTCGATGCTGCCGTCGGCGGGCTCGGTGATGAGCCCGGCATCGGTGCCGGTCTGCTGCTCGGGGTGTGTCGATGGTGCGAGCTCGGTCGCCGAGCTGTCGGCGGTCGGCGCCTGCCACGCGAGCGACTGCGCGGCGGCGACGGCGCCGTACAGCAGCCCGGCGGCGAGTACGGCGACCGAGCTCGCGGTGATGGTCTTGCGGTTCATGACGTTCCTTCCCAGGGGTGAGCGGTTGTCAGTGCTGAGCGGTTGCAGGCACGCCGCGCAGCAGCGCGTCGACCTCGGTCGCGTCGAACTTGCGGTGCCCGCGAGGCGTCGGTCGGCGAGCGGCGATGAGCCCGTCGGCGACGTAGCGGTCGAGCTGTCGCACCGAGACGCCGAGGCGGTCGGCAGCTTCCTTCGCGGTGAGCATGGTCATCGGGTGTTCTCCTGTCGTGACGCCGCGCGCCCGGGTTCAGGGGGCGCGCGGCGGGTCGGCGTGTGGGGGGCGGTGAAGGTTCAGGCGGTAACCGAGGCGAACAAGGCGGCGACCTCGGCAGCGGTGCGCGCCTCGGCGTTCAGCACCTCGACCTCGGGCTCGTCCTCGCGCCAGACGATCACGGTCGCGGCGCCGTCGCGATTGGTGTCGAGCTCGCGCTGCCCGTCGTCGATGGTGAGCCCGAGCCCGTTGTCGAGGTCGAGCACGCCGTACACGTTGCCGCCGAGGTGCTCGACCTCGACGTGCGAGACGCTCAGGGGGCGGGCGTCGTTGATGAGCTCGGCGACCTCGGCGAGCGTGAACTGCGCCGCCGCGATCGAGGCGTCGACCGCGGCGCGCTCGGCGTCGGTGACGCTCGGCGAGCCGTCGCCGAGACGGCACCACGAGGCGTGCCCGCGGGTGTACCGGCAGTCGGTGCACTCGGCGAGCTCGAACGCCTGCGCTGCGATCTTGAGCTGCCGACCCGTGCCGTGCACGGTCGCGGCGATCGCGCCGCCGTCGAGCTCGGTGACAGTCGCGCGCAGGTCGACCTCGGTCGAGCGGCAGAACGCGGCGCGCAGGCGAACGGTGTCGCCGACGGTGATCGGGGCGGCGGGGGCGGTGCTCGTCGTGGTCATAGGGGAATCATGACGTACCCCGACATCTCACGTCAACGACCGACACGCCGACACGCCGCGACGCCCCCCGGTCGAGTGAGACAGCGGGGGGCGTCGGGTTGTCATGCGGTGCTCGAGCTCAGGCGGCTCGCTCGCTCGGGTCGAGGCGGCGCCCGACCTTGACGCCGATCGGCACGGCACACTCGCCGACCTTCGCGATGAGCTTGCTCATCGTCGCCTCAGGCACGTACGCGACGCCGCTGATGCCGTACGACGGACCCCACGAGTTGAGCCACCAGAACCCGGGCCCGTGCCCGAGGTAGTCGGTCTGCCACCCGATCACGGCGAGACAGTGCCCGCCGACCTGCTGCCCGCTCACGCGCACCACGCCGTCGGGCTCGGTGTCGTACATGCCGCCGAACCACGGCACCCCGAGCACGAGGGGCCCGAGCTGCACGGCGTCACGCATCTCGGCGACCGAGCGCGTCCATCGCCACTCGTCCCACCATCCGAACTGCCGCCCGACCTTCATCGCGGCGTTAACGCTCGTGCCCGTGTAGTTCTCCCCGGGCCACTCGTCGAGGCGCTGCGCGATCTTGTACCACTGCACCGCGAGCGAGTGCGAGATGCGGCGGTACTTGAGCGGCTGTGCACCGAGCGCGCCGACGGCGGCGTGCCCCGTACACGAGCCCTCGGCGCCCTGGTCGAGCACCTTGCCGGGGCGCCACAGCACGTCGTGCACGACCGGGCCCGCCACGACCTCGGCGGCGAGGTAGCGCATCGAGGCGGGGTCGTGGTTCGGTTCCCAATCGAGCACCCGCCGCGGGTGTGCCGCCCTGCGTAGCGAGCTCACGAGCTGCGCCCGACGACCTGCGCCTCGGTGAGCACCTCGAGACCGAGCCGCTCGAGCTCGGCGAGCACAGCCGTCTCGTCGAGCGCGAACGGGCTGCCGGCGGCGCTCAGGCGGCTATTCCACCCGGGCTCGTATACGTCGAGCGCCCACGCGACGTAGTTACTCTCACGGTCGAGCTTGGCGGGTAGTGCAGCCATGCCGAACGCGGTCGCGAGGGTGAGGTACGCGAGGCTCGGAACGCCCCACACCCGCCCCGGGGCGGCGAGATACATCGCCCCTGTTTCGCTGTCCCGAACGATGTCGAACTTCGCCACGTCGTCGCCTTCCTGCGGTTGGGGGGCGGCGCCCCCGCGGGTGATCTGCTCGGGGTGTGCGAGGTAGTACGCGACGGTCGCCCGTAGCGCGGCGATGTCGAGCCCGCTCGTGTCCGTCTTTCGCCCGACGGGCAGCGCGTAGTCGCCATGCCGGGGGGTCCACTCGGCGCCGCGCCCCGTCTCGAGCAGGATCGAGGCGACGAGGCGGGGGTACGCGTCGATCTGCTCGGGGGTCCAACCGCGCCCGTCACTCTCGGCCTCGATTCCGGCGAGGTGCCCGTTCCCGTCGGTGATGCCACCAAAGCTGCCGGCGCCCGCGTGCCACGACAGTCGCTCGCTGATGAGGTACACCGTGCCCGAGCGCCCGAGCCCGTACATGCACAACGAGTTGATGAGCCCGGGGCGACCGTCGCGCACGACGCGCAGGGTCGGGTAATCACCCGGCGCGGTGGCATCGCTGCCCGTGTGATGTAGCAGGGGGGCGACGACGGTACCCATCGCGCCGAGGTCGTGACTCGACCACGCCTCGACGACCGGCAACCCCGTGCGGGCAGCGACCCGACGCACCGTGTCGCGGGTCCACCCGGCACCCGAGGCGCCGAACCGCGAACGCTCGTCGAGCTCGATGCGCTCGACGAGCGGGGTGGTGTTCGCCGCGATCCACGCGTCGTTGACGAGCTCGCTCGGGTCGATGTCGGCACCCCGCCACCCCTCGAGCGGCTGCGCTGCCCCGGTGGCCGGCGCGAGCTCGCTCGGGTCGATCGGGGTCGGCGAGGTCACGTCGACACCCGGTACTGCGCGGTGAATGCGGCGGCGTCGTATGCCATCGCGCCGCCGTAGCCGAACCGCACTACATAGTCGCCGACGCCGACGCGCGTCGTGTACTCCTCGCCCCACCCCGTGAGGTCGTGCGCGATGTAGGCGCCCGCGTCGTCGCTGAGAACCTCGGGCGCCTCGTCGAGCTCGAGCAGCTCGGCGACCTCGGCGGCGTTCTCGCCGTCGAACCGAACCGCTCGCACCGTCGGGGGGCGCTGCTCGTACAGGTTGATCGTCACGCCGTGCCTTCTCTCGTTACCCGATGCGCGCCGCGCTGAGCGCGACCCGACCCAAACCGTGCGAGCCGCCGATGCCCGAGATGCGGGCCCGGAGCTCGAGCTGCCCCCCCGCGGCGAGGGTGACCGGACCCTGCACGACGTGCGAGCGTGAGGCGGTGCCGATGTTGGCGCCGTAGGCGGTGAACCCGTCGTAGAACCGCTCGGTCGACTCGCCGACCACGAACACGCCGATGTCGACGGTTCGCTCGGCGCCGAGGCTCAGCGCGAACGAGCTCGAGGCGCTCACGTCGTATGTACCGGCGGGCACCGTCACCCGGGCAGGTATCGCGGGCGTGAGCCACGCGTTCGCGACGGTGAACGTGCCGCCCCCGGTGGTGGAGACCGAGTACGTGGGCCCGACGACGACCTTCCATGAGCCGTTGGCCTGCGCCGCCTCGATGACCTGCTCGTCGCGGAGGAAGGTCAACCACCCCTCCTGAGGGGCGGGAATCTCGGCGGCTCGCGCAGCGCGGCTCGCGTAGCTCATCACGGTCTGATCCATGAGGAAGTTCTGCACGTCGGCGCTAGTCAGTACCTCACGCGTGAATACCTTGCGGCCCACGATTCTTTCCTCACTCTCGGTACGTGATCGGCCTCAGGGTGTCACACCTCGGGCGGGGGCGGGGGGAGGTGCTCAGAACGGGGCGAGCAGGTCGCCGCCGTCGAGCGTCGACACGTTGAGCAGGAACCATCCGGTCGAACTCTCGCCCGGCTCGGGTGCCCACGCCGTCGCCCATCGGGTCGCCCACCCGTCGGGGGTGATGTCGTGTTCGATGCGCAGCACCCCGACCGCCTGCCGGATCGCGCTACCGATCTGCGGGTGCAGGCGGAAGTACCACCGGTCGCCGACATCGGTGAGTGCGACCGCCCGCCACGCCTCGGGGGCGCTCCAAGGGGTCGGGGTCACTGCGTCGACCCGCACCCGCGGCTCGGTGTATCCGAGGATGAGGGACGTCGCCCACGCCTCGAGCTGCTCGTCGGTCTCGAGCTCGAGGTCGGTGGCGCGCATAGTGGCTCGCTCGTATCGCGACTGTGATGCGAGGTCGTGTCGCTCGACGACCATCTCGCCGCCCTGTCTACCGGCGATGACGGCGTTCACGAGCTGATCGGGGCTGTAGCGCACCGACGGGTCGGCGTAGCAGCAGTGCACACCACCGTCGCCGATCGCCTCGCCGTGCCAATCTGACAGCGTGCCGCGGATCGGGCCCGCGAGCGCAGCCCCGCGCGCGCGCACGGCGAGGCGGTTGCCCACGGTCGCCCACACTTGTCCCTGCTCGGCCTCGACCGCGGCGTCGAGCACCTGGCCGGCGGCGCTCATGTCGGTCGGGGCGAGGGTCGCTGTGTACGTCGAGTCGGGGGCGAGCGCGAGTCCGTCGTCGATGCCCATCTGATCGAGCACCCGCTGCACGCGGTCGAGCAGGTCGTCGCCCGCGCCCGTGCCGGGGTCGGGCAGCGCCACGCCTTCCCATCGGTGCAGTGAGGCGATCACGTCCGAGGCGGTGACGGACACTGCGGGCGGCTCGGTCTGCGAGTAGGTGACACTGATCCCGTCGCCGTTGATGCGCCCCGTGAACAACACCGCCGACCACTCGGGCGCCGACGGGTCGACCCCCGCCCACGCGCGCACCCGGAGCGGCGTGCCCGGGTGAATCGCGTCGGCGTTGACGGTCGGGTCGAACCGCCGCTCGGTGTCGATGAGCCCGACGGTGCACGACCCCGCCTCGGCGCGGTACAGGGGCCCAAGCGCGGTCGTCATGCCCCGGGCGATATGCACCGAGCTCACATCACAGACCACATTGAGCCACTCGTCGGCACCCGACCCCCATCCGAGCAGCGCGAACCCGTCGAGCTCGCTCGTGTCGAGCACGAACGTCCCCTCACCACCCGTGGTCGGCAGCACATCGATTGCGAGGTTCGGCGCCCAATCGGTCGCGATGCTCGTCTGCGGATCGTCGCTCACGGCCACCGGGGCGGCGTTGAGGTTGTCGAGCAGTGCGGGGGCGGGGGTCACCCCGTCGTCGTCACCCGGGTCGGCGAGCTCGATGAGCCCGGCGCTCAGCACGAGGCGCATCGCGTCGAGCGGGATCGAGGTCGACAGCATCGCGCGGTCGGTCCACACAATGCCGTTCGGCGAGGTCGACCATATGACTGCCCCGGGCTCGTGCCGGATCGCGAGCCACCGATGCGCCGCCGGGTCGAACGGCGCCGACCACCCGGTCGTCTGCGTCTGCTCGATGTAGCGGACGGCGGCGAGGGTACCGTGCGTGACGGTCCACGCGAGAAACTCGGCGCTGCTGTCGGTATTTGTGAGTGTGACGGAAACCCGCGAGCGCACCGAGGTAGGCACGGTGACGAGCTCGACGACTAGCTGCGAGGCAGTGAGGTCGAGCTGCTCGACGGACTGCACAGCCCCCGTGAATGCGGCGCTCAGCGCGAGCGAGAGGCGTCCCCCGTTGCGGGTCGCCGCGGAACCGTAGGCGAGCGCCGGGTTCGCGGCGTCGAACGTGTCGACGAGCTCGTGCACCTTCACCGCGCCCGCCACCCCGTGCCGTTCTCGCGCTCGTATGCCCTGATGTCGTGGATTGCCGCCCGACCCCGCTGCGCGCTCGACAGCTTCGCTCGGTCGACCGAGCCCGTGAGCTCGAGGTCGAGGGTCACCGAGCCGACCGAGAGGCGGCTGCCGGCGGCAGTCGCGAGCGAGGGCCCGGCGGCGCCGAGCTCGAGCCCGCTGCCCCGGGCAGACAACCCGCTGCCCCGCTGCGCGTCGATGATCGCCGTGCGGGTCGACGAGAGGCGGTCGAGGTACTCGGCGACCGCCGGGCCCCCACGCGTCTCGACTCGGATGATCGCGAGCCGCTCGTGCGCGAGGCTGTCGATGTAGCTGTCGACCGCCGGGCCCCCGCGTGACTCGACGCGGATGATCGCGAGGCGGTCGGCGACGGCGAGCTCGCCGAGGTACGCCTGCACCGCGGGCCCGCCCCGAGACTCGACGCGCACGAGCGCGAGCCGCTGAGCGTTCGCGATGCCGTCGAGGTAGGTATCGACCGCCGGGCCCCCGCGCGACTCGACGTTGACTTGCGTGTCCCGATCCTTGGTCGCCTCGTCGACCTCGGCGCTCGCCTTCTCGGCGCCCGTGAGGGTGACGAGGGCGTTCACGTCGCCCTTATCCTGCGCCTTTACAAGCTGGTCGATGAGCCCCTGTAGATCCGCCTTCGCCGACTCGGTGAGCCCGGGCGTGTTCAGCTTGGCGCGTAGGTTCGCGACCATCGCGTCGGCGCGCACGTTCGCCTCGGTGAGCGGGTCGAGCACCGTGCCCGCCTGCCTCGCAGCGTCGACCGCGGCGTCGGCAGCAGCCGAGGCGGCGTCGAGCGCGGCAGCCTTGAGCTTGGTGTGCGCCTGCGCCACCTCGTCGACCGATGTTTTCTCGTCGTCCTGCGCATCCTTCACGGCGTCGAGGGCGTCGAGGAACCCGTACTCAGCATCCTCGGCGGCGAGCCGCGCCGAGATGAGGTCGTACGTCGTCTGCACCGCGCCGCGGGTGGTCGCGTTGTAGGCGTCGATCGCCGCCTTCGCGGTGTCGCTCGTCGCCGCCTGCGAGTTCTGCGCGTCGGCCGCTTCCTTCACAGCCTCGGCGAACTTGTGCCCGTCGGTGGTGCCGGCGGCGATGAGGTCGCTCAGTGATTTGGTCGCGGTCTGCGCGACCTCGCCCTGCGCGCCGAACGCGCCGAGCTCCTTGCGCGCTTCCTCGATCGACAGCTCGAATCCCTTAGCGGTATCGGCGGTGTCGCCGAATCCCATTGTGAGCCGCTGAAACGGGCCCGTGAGCCACGTCATCGACTTACCGAATCCGCTCAGGTCGGACTCGTACCCCTTGACGTACGCGGCGGATCGTTCCCAATACCCCGCGTGTTCCTCGAGGTCGTTCGCGGTTTTTCGGGTGGCGATCTGCACGGCGTCATTGCTGCCGGTCATCTTCTCGAGCTCGAGCGCGGCGTCGTGCGCGTGATCCTTGAGCTCGTCCGACCCCTTGCTCGCGAAGTGGAACGCCGCCCCCGCGGCGATGAGCGCGACGCCGAGCGGGCCCCCCATGAACGCGAGCGCCTTGCTCACCATGCCGCCCGCGACCGCCATAGCGCCCATGCCGGCGGTGGCGACCGCGGCGCCGATGCCGACCTCGGTCGTGACGAAACGGAACCGAATGAGCGCGTCGGTCGCGACAGTCGTCATCGCGGTGAGCCGCCCGCCCGCGAGCGCGAGCGGGTCGAACCCCGTGCGCCCGAGCACGATCGCCGCAACGGTCGCGATGCCGAGCGGTGCGGGTACCGAGGTCACGACCTGCACGAACGCGTCGAGCAGGTCGGCGCCGTTGCTGAGCAGCGGCAGCAGCTCGCGCCCGAGGGTGCGTTCGAGGTTGCCCGTCGTGATGCCGAACTTTCGCATCGCGGCGTCGTACTCCTGTGCCGCGGCGATGTCGGCGTCGGTGAACGGCGTGCCGATCTGCTCGAGGGCGTCTTTCAGGTCGACGCCGCTGAGCAGCAGCCGCGAGAGTTGCTTGTACCCCTCTTCGCCGAACAGGGTGAAACCGAGTTGGTTGCGGCGGGTTGCGTCGGGAATCTGCTGCAAGTTGGCTAGGGCGTCCTCGATGGTGAGAACCCAGTTCGTCGTACCGTCGGCATTCGTCTGCACCGCGGCGCCGAAGCTGCCGAGCAGGTCGCGGTTCGCCGCCACCTTCTGCGCGAACTCCGCTTGGATCTCGATAAGGTCATTGAGGTCGAGCCCGAGTGTCTGCACGAGCCCGAGGAACTGCCCCGCCTGCGCGGTCGTGCCGTTCATCGACAATGCGAGCTGCCCCGCCTGCCGGGCACTCTCGACGAACTTTCGAGGTAGCTCGGTGAGGTACTCCATGAGCCCCATGCCCATGAACGCCGCGGCGCCCGCGATGAGCCCCTTCATCGCGCCTGTGGCACCCTCGGTGCTGCGCGCCGTCCGCTCGTGTGCGTCGCCCGCCCCCACAGTCACGCGGGTCGCCTCAGCCGTCTCGCGGGTGAGGGTGTTCGTCGCGATCGCGTGCTGCCGCTGCGCGGTGGCGACCCGTTCCTCGGCAGCGGCGATCTGCGACGCCTTCGCGGTGCCCGACGCGAGCAGCTCGTCGAGGCGCGCCTGCGCAACCGACACCCTGCCGGCGGCGTCGGCTTCCTTCGCCCGGGCGAGTGCCACCCGGTCGGCGGCGGTCGCGACGGCGCTACCCGTCGTCGTCGCCGAGACGGCGGTTTTCTCAGCCTCGCCCGTCAGGCGGCGGAACCCCGCCTCAGCCTTCTCCGTCGTCGCATCGACGATGAGCTGCAACCGCTCAGCGAGGGCGCCCGCCACCTCGTCACCTCTCGCTCAGTCGTCGTGCTCCGTCATGCACTGCCTGTAGATCGCCGATGCGCTGCCGCCGTGTGCTGTCGGGGGGCCACCCGAGGCGCAGCGCCGCCCACGTCACCCAATCGCGGACGTAGGCGCCGAGCTCGGGGGGTCGGGTACCTCGTCGGGCGTGGCCGGCGGGGGCCCGTCGGTGCCCGGGTCGAACGTGAACGAGCTGTGCAGCGCGCGGAGTGGCATCTTCCCGAGGCGGGCGATCGCCGCATCTTCCGACTCGCCCGCCCGCATCGCGAGCACGACAAACAGTGCCTTAGCGATCTTGACGCTCGACAGCGGGTTGAGCAGCGAGTACGGCACGCCGCTCACGGTCTCGACGACCTCGACCTCGTCGAGCGTGAGGTCGTTCGTCGAGACGGGCGCGTAGCCGTCGAGGTGCACGATCCACGCGCGCTCGCGGCGGGTGGTCGGGGTTGCGGTGGTCATGAGGTCGTCGTCTCCCAGAGGTTCAGCCGAGGTGGTTACGGGTGGCGGTCGCGAACACGAGCAGCCCGGCGCGACCCGCCTCGTCGGCATGGTCGCGGAACGCGTTGCGAACGGGGCGCTTACCCCGGGTGCCGGGGTGGTGGGCGTTCATGCGGTAGCCGACGCCCGGAATCTTGAGCACGCGAGCGCCGCCCCGGGCCCGGCGGCGTCGTGCGGTGCCGCCCCCCGCGAGCTGCTCGCCCGCGGTCGCGTACCGGCGGCGACCGCCCGAGCCGCCCGCGCCCGAGTAGCCGAACGGTGAGCGGTGCGCTCGCGTCCGATCCTCGACGAGCATCACGGGCCCGGTCGGGTTGACGACTGCCCGCGAGCGCGAGCCGCTGCCGAGCAGCTTGAGCTCGAGGCGGACGGTCGCGCCCTTGCCCGAGCGCACCCGCGACAGCCGCATGTCGCCGCCGGTCGCCGCGAGCAGGTTCACCCGCGCCGCCGACTCGAGCACCTCGCCGCCCTGCCGCACCGCCCGAGGGGTCGCCTCGACGAGCACAGCGGGCAGCGTTGCCGCCCGCTGTGCCCAATCGCCGACGGTGCGGGTCACGAGGTCAGGCGGGCGTGTCGGTGGCGACGCGCGTGCCCGTGACGAGCCGCGAGCTCGCCGCGGTGCCGTACAGGCGGTCAGGCTTGCGCTTGCAGTCGAACGACACGGTGTCGGTGAGGTTCGCCCGCGGGGCGCCACCGAACCCAGCGTCGTGCAGGTTGATACGACCGATCGCCCGCGGCGGGTCGGTGCCCTCGTTCAGCGACAGCAGGAAGAACGCTTCCTCGGTGTCGTGCTCGGCGAGGAACGCCGACAGCCCGTCGCGCACCGTCACGTCCTGCAAGAACTCGAGGTCGAGGGTGTACGTCGTCTCCTGCGCGACGGCGGTACTGCCGGCGGGGGCGCAGAACGTCGCGGGGCGGTCGACGGTCGCCGACTGCTTGCTCGCGGTGAGCTTGCCGCTCGTGATCTGGCACCCGAAGTTGGTCGCGGGATCGTAGTCGGCGAGGGTGACGGTAAGCGCCGTCTTACCGGCGGGCGCCTGCCACGCGTCGGTGTAGCCGACGGCAGCGCGGTCGACCGGGGCGAGTGCGACCTGACCGTTCTCGATCTGGAACACGACGGGGGCAGTCATGACGGGGTGTCTCCTGTCGGGGTGTCGTCGCTCGCTGTGAGCGCGCTAGGGCAGAGCGTACGGGCTGCGATGCTCACCTGAGCGGAGAACACGACAGCACGAGTGGTGAACCCGCCGAGGTCAACGTCGTCGGGCCCGGCGGTGAGCAGGTCGACGAGTGAACCGTTAGGCAGGCGGGTCGAGGTGAGCAGTTCCCACGTCGCCGCCTGCACGGCGTCGAGGCGCTTGAGCTGCCCGCGGTCGGTGCCGTCGACCGCGACGACGACCGGGAACGTCGCGATGAGCCCGTGCCCCTGCCGCGAGATGGTCGCGGCATCGACCCACCCCATCGGGGCGGCGATCGTCGCGGGTGAGTACGGCTGCGCCCGCTCGGGCGACCACCCGCACCGCTCGAACGCCTTGACGAGCGCGCCGTGCAGCGCCTCGCGGGCGTCGGCGATCGCGTTGCTCGGCGGCTCGGTCGGGTCGGTCACGCGAGCCCCCACCCCTCGCGGTGCGGGGCGAGCAGCGAGTCGACGCCCGCGAGCTGGTCGCGCGAGATGCGCAGCGGCTCACCCGACGGTGACCACGCGTTGAGCACCCCGAACGCGGCATCCTTGCGGCGGTACAGCTCGACCGAGAGTTGCACCGCTGCCTCGAGGATGTCGGCGGGCGCGTCGCCGTCGGCGTAGGAGACGACCGCGACACCCCCCTGCACGTAAGCGACCCGACCCGCGAGCGCGAGCAGGTCGAGGTCGCGGTCGATCGCCGAGCACGCCGCGAGCGCCTTGCTCGCGACGCGCTCGGCGTCGATGTCGTTGCTCGCGAGCCGTAGCTGCGCGAGCGCCGCCGAGGCGATCGCGGGCGCCTGCTCGTGCCAGGAACCCGCGACCGCCTCAGGCACGACGAGGGTCGGCGAGGTCACTCGTCGCCCTTCTCGTCGTCGTGCCGGCGACCCTGCGACCGCTTACCCGAGCGGCGGGCGGGCGCCGTGCGCGGCGCCTGCCCGCCCTCGGGTGCATCGGGCAGCGCCTCGCCGTCGGCGTCCGTGGGGGTCGCGACGAGCTCGGTCGTGAGCTCGTCGCGACCCGCCTCGACCTCGCCGTCGGCAGGACGCGCCACCCCGACCACGGGCGGCGCGGCAGGCGCTTCCCACAGCTCGGGCGGGTATGACGTGTCGTATCCGAACGGGTCGGTCATGACTCAGCCCGCGGCGGGGGCGATGATGACGGCGCCGTTGCCGTCGCCGCCACCCGACTCGGTGGCGGGGCGGTAGAACGCGAGCTCGCTCGCGACCGCGATCTGCCGACCGAGCACCGACGGCTCGACCGCCTCGAGGATCGGGTACGCGTACTCGTACACCTCGAGCCCGGCGGCGTTGCCGACGATCATCTCGGGCCCGTCGATCGCGTGCGTGACGACCGTGCGCAGCCCGGCGGGCCCGCCCGGGATCGAGAACGAGGTCGCGTCGGCGGAACCCATCGCGTTGACGGCGGCGCCGACGCCCGGGAACAGCGGGCGCCCCGCCTTGTCGAGCAGCGAGCCCGTGCGCTGCCACGCGTCCGGGCCCATCGCGATGAACTGCGGCAGCTCACCCGTCTCGGCGTACACCTTGGCGGCGGCGGCCCACACGGCCCGCCACACGTTCTCGCCGTCGGTCTCGTCGGCGCCCGGCACGAGCGCGAGGTCGACGCCCGAGGTCGAGCCCATGATCTCGCTGATCGCGCGACGCTCGGTCTTGATCGCGCGCCGCTTCGCGAGCTGGTTGAGAATGATGTTCAGGCTCGGGATCGGCAGCGCGAGCAGCTTCTGCGAGATGTTCAGGTACTCGCCGATCGTCTCGCTGTCGATGTTGTCGAGCTTGATGTCGAACGCCCGAGAGACGAGCTCGGCCTTCTCCTTCGCCTGCGTGGCCGGCGCCGCGCCGTACTCGGCGTTGCCCTTCGTGGTCACGGGGTCCTCGATGCGCGGGCGGGAGAACCCGAGCGGGGTGTCGAGCCCGATGACGCCGAGCGCGGTGAGGAACGGGCGACCGCCGGGGGTCGTGTCGATGACGGGACCGACGACCGGGCGCACGACGAGGGCGCCGAGTCCGCCCGCGACGGGCACCGTGTTCGCGGCGCTCGTGCCCATGTGCTGAGCGGCGCGGGTCATCTCGGTCTCGAGCCGCTGCCGCGACTCGCGGTTGCTGAGGTGCAGCAGGTCGTACAGCGCCTCACCCGCGGAGCGGTACGCGCTCGGGGTGCCCGTGCGCTCGACGCCGTTCGTCGACAGCGCACGAGCGGTCGCCTCGCTCATGTTGAGGTCGACGCTCAGGCGCTCGGTGTGCTTGTCGAGCTCGGCGATGCGGCCCTGCGCGCGGGTCATCGTGTCGTGGTCCTGCTCGCTGAGGTCGCGGTCTGCCTCGAACGCGGCGCGGGTGACACCTTCGATGAGGTTGACGAGCGACTCACGCTCGGCGACGTACTTGTCGAGCAGCTTGGAACGGCTCACGGGGGGCACTCCTACGGGGTGACGGGTTGAGGGTCACGCTCGCGGGGTGTCCGCTCATCGCTGAGGGTGGCGGGGGTGTCGCACTGCGTCACGGGCGAGGGTAGGGCATTACCCCCCGTGAACGCGACAGCGCCACGACCCCCGGGCGGGTCGTGGCGCTGTGCTGCCTTGCGGCGGTGGCTACCCCTGGGACGGTTCGCCTGTGCCGATGCTACGGGCAGCATCGCGTTCCGTCACGATGTACGCGGCGTATCCGCGGCGGAACGTACTCGTGCGGGTTACTCTCCGCTGTCGCCCGAGGTCGCTCATCGTGCCGGTCGAGCTGCCGCCGGTCCACCCCGTCACCTCGGCGAGCTCGAGCGCGGTGAGCCCGCGTTCGCCCTGCTCGGTGATGAGCTGCACCGCGCGAGCACGCTTGCTCATCGCGACCGGCGGCTCGACCGCCGGGCGCTCGTCGACCTGCTCGGCGGCGCGCTTCGCCTCTCGAGCGGCGCGCCGCTCAGTGAGGTCGATCACGCCCGCGACCTCGAGGTCGTGCTGCACCGTTCCGAGGCTCACGCCGAGGTGTTCGGCGACCTGAGCGCGGGTGCGGCCGTCGAGGGTGAGCGCGGCGGCGAGGCGCACCCGGTCGGGGCGCTCGAGCTTGATGCCCGCCACCTCGCCAAAGTGCGCCGCGGTGTACGTCTCCCACGAGTCGAACCCGAGCGCCTCGTGCGCCCGCCCCTCGTACGCCTGCACGAGCAGCCGCGAGGCGCGGTCGAGCGCCTTGCCGATCTTCTCAGTGAGCAGCTCAGCGCCGCGGCGGGTGAGGATGGTCGGCGCCTTCTCGAGTGCGCTCATCGGGGCTGCCTCTCTCGGGGGGTGATGACGATGACGGGTCGGTGACGGCGCGAGTCACACGGCGCGCAGCGCCCGTACACCCGGTCGCCGTCGCCGACGAGGTGCAGCCCGGCGGCGCAGCGCGTGCCGGTCGGGGCGACGAGCGCGGGGCGGTCGGCGTTCATGCCGCGCCGACGATCGCGCGCAGCTCGGCGGCGAGCTCGCGGTTCACGACGACAGCGGCGCGCCCGGCGGTGCCGTGCTCGGCGATGAGCTCGGCGGCGCGCCCGGGGGCGATGAGCACGATGAGCGAGCCGTCGTCGGCGCCGAGCTCGGCGCCGTCGATCGTCTCGAACACCTCGAGGCGGGCGCGGTACACCGCGGGCCCGACGAGTCGGTCGGCGAGGTCGAGTACGACCGTGCCGGCGAGGCGGGTCGCCGCGGCAGCGATCGCCGCGGCGCTGATCCTGGGGAGTGACGGGGAAGCCATGCAGGGAGTATCGACCACGACACCGCCCGACTAAAGCCGACACGACGCGACATCTTCACTTTCACCCCTCAGGGTGAGCCGTTTTCAGAACTGAAAACGCGACCGCGGTGCGATCGAGGGGGGCGAGCCTACGCGCAGCGGTCGCGGATGTACGCGGCAGCGGCGAGGCGGGCGTCGAGCATCGAGGCGTCGAGCTCGGCAATGAGCACCCCCGCGAGGTGATCGACGACCATCGCCGACTGCTCGCCGCACATGTGCCGCCCCTCGCGCCACGCCCGCTCGAGCAGGGGGGCGAACGGCGTGCTCGAGCTCGCGACGGCGGTACTCGGGGGCGCCGCCGTCGGGCCCGGGGTCACGGAACCCGACGGGGCGCCCGTGCAGGCTGTCACGACGAACGCCGAGAACGCGAGCCCCTTGCCGGCGGCGACCACCACGAGCGTCCGGCGCAGCCTCATGCGACCGCGTGCCCATGCTCGGCGAGGTAGTCGACCTGCGCCGGGGTGAGCTCGCGCCCCTGGGCGCGCAGGAACAGCAGCGAGTCGACGAACCGCGCCCGCCGAACCGCCTGCACCTCGCGCTCAGCCTCGAGCTCGGCGTCGCGAGCGCGCAGCGCGAGCACCCGGGCGTCGGTGTACGCGGGGTTGTCCGTCGAGGCGACCGAGATGAGGTGTGCCGCGGTGCGGGTGACGAGCTCGCCGTCGGCGATCGGGGCACCGTGCCGGGGGGCGATCGAGCGGAACGTGACGCTCATGCCCTTGTGTGTCGTCTCGAGCAGCTCGATCGAGCGGTCGCGGTCGGCGCGCATGAGCTGCCACACCATCACGGCGCCCTCGCTGCTGTCGCGCAGCTCCATCCCGTGCCCCATGCGGTCGGGCATGAGGTGGCTGTGCGTGTAGGTGAGCGCGACCCGATGCGGCGCCGCCTTCGCCCGGTCGAACGAGCCGCGAGCGAACTGCTCGCGGTACTCGACGATCCGCCCGTTATTCGGCTCGATGATGTCGGCGGGGGTCATCCACGGAACGATGAGCGCCTCGACGATGCCGTCGCGGGCGTTGATGTCACGCAGCGCGTCGGGAATCGTCCGAACGTGCTCGTCGAGCAGTGGCATCTCGGGGGCGATGGTCACGGGGGCGACTCCTGTCGTCACTGCGTTACCGCCGATCCGGCGGTCGTTTTCGCGGTCGCGGTCTGCGCGAGCTGGTCGGGGGTGAGCGGCGGCAGCCCCTCGAGCGCCCGCCACTCGTCGAGGGTGAGCGCGCCCGCCTCGTGCATCGCCTTGTAGCTATTCGTCCGCTCAGTGAGGGGCGGCTGCACGTAGTCGCCCGCGTTGAGGTGCAGCTTCCGACGCCGCGGCAGTAGCCACGAGCTGAGCGGCTCGGTGATCTTGCGCCCGGTCGGGCGCAACATCCCGCGGTGATGGAAGTCGAACAGGCTCGTCGCGTTCGCGTAGGTGAGCCCCTGCGGCTGCTCGAGCCCGATGAGGTACGGCGGCACCCCGAGAACGGCGGCGATGCGCTGCTCGTCGAACACGCGCAGGTCGAGCAGCGCCATGTCGCGCGGGCTGAGCGTGAGCGTCTTGAGCTCGAGCCCGCTGCCGAGCACCGCGGGGGCGCCGCGCCGCGACTGCTGCGCCTCGATCCACTGCTGCTGCGCGAGCGCCGCCTGTCGGCGGGTGATGCGCTGGTCGCTCGTGAGCACGCCCCACGTCACGCCGCCCTGCTCGGCGAGCCCGGCGCCGTACGCCTCGAGCGCCGCGGCGCTGCGGATCGAGCCCGCGGCACCCTGTAGCGGCGAGATCCCGGTCGGATAACCCGCGATCGTCATGTACCGGACGTGTCGCAGCTCCCACGGCATCACGGGGGCGCCGCCGATCCAATACTCGCGCACCCCCTCGGCGTCGAACTGGCACGTCACCTGCGAGGGGTCGACGACCATGAACCGAGTCGGCAACAGTGTGTCGTAATCCCAATCGGTCGCGTGCACGTACAGGTCGCCGCCCGTGAGCAGCGAGGCGACCGCTTGCGTCATGAACTCGCCCCACCCCGCGTACAGCCGCGGCTCAGGGTTCTCGATCCACCCGTACTCGTCGGGGTCGACCGGGCGCCCATCCTCGGTGATCGTGACCGGCATCGAGGCGAGGGCGCGGGCGTTGAGGTCGACGCACGAGAACACCGTCGACACCTTGCCGCCGAGCGCGCCGCCCATCCCGGCGCCGCCGTTGTTCCACGCGGGCTGCCACTGCGACGGGAAACCCGCCCACGTCTGCGGAGCGAGCGAGGGTCCGGGGTACGCGGCGCTCATCGCGTCGCCGTCAACGATCACGGGCTCGGCGGCGCTGTAGGTGGTCGGCGGCGAGTCGGGCCCGACGGTGCTCGGGTCGCCGTTGCTCGGCTCGACGTATGACGGGTCGCGCGGGAACGCTCGCGACGACGACCGGCGGTCGACGATGACGAGCTCGCCGCGCTGCTCGACGCTCACTCGAACGCCTCGCCGTCGGCGGTGCGGTGCACGGTGCCGTCGTGGCCGGCGGGCAGCGAGCACTCGAGCCACCCCGCGCGGTCGCGACCGCGCACAGCGCCGAGCTCGAGCGCGCGGAACGGGCACGGAATCGGCACCTCGAGCGCCCTCGAGCTCGCGAGCTGCTCGGGCGGCACGTCGAGCGCCGACCGCACGAGGCAATCCTTCGCCTCGAGCATCTTGCGCAGCCCGGTCGTGAGCTCGGGCCCGTCGGGCAGTAGGTCGACGAGCTCGTGCGCGAGGTCGCCGATCGGCTTGCTCACCGCCTGTAGGTGCGGCGGGAGGTGCCCGTACTCGAAATACCTGAGCAGACCCGTCGTGCTCGGGTGCCTGTCGGCCACTCGATCGCCCCTCATGCCCGGTCGCGGTGTGCCCGCTGCGTGACCCATGCGAGGCAGCGCAGCAGCGCGGGCAACTCACCCGCTGTGAGCAGGATGCCACTACCACCCGCACCCGTGCGAACACGAGCGGTAACGACTGCGCGTGTCGCATCTTCGCCGCCGTCGTGCGCGATCCGCCCGAACCGCACGAGCTCGCGCAGCAGCGGCAGCGCGACGCCCGTCTCGACGCGCCCCGCGGGCTCGACCGGCACCTCGACGCCCTCGAGCTCGGCGTCGTCGATGAGCGAGGCGCCGACGAGCATGAGCGCGTCGTCGCTCGTGGCGGCGATGTCGTCGGCCCAATCGACCGCCTCGCGCCTCGAAGCGAACCGATGCCCCCCGATAACGACCCGACCGTCGCGGGCGAGCGCCGCGGCAGCCGCGACGGCGCCCGAGCCCCCGTCATCCTCGACCGCGACGAACAGGGGCGCGTCGGCGTCGGGTGCCGCGGCGGGGTCGAGGCACTCGGGCCACTCCCCCTCGGCGGTGTACGGCTCGTCTTTCGGCGCCTTCGCGGGCACCGCGACATCGGGCCACCGATTGAGCCACTGAGCATCGAACGACGCGATCGGGTCGGGTTCCTCGGGGTCGACCGAGACGCCCGCGAGCACCTTGCGATACGCCCGCGCGACGACCTTCTCGCGCGCCGCCGACCAGTGCGGCGAGGCTGCCCGCCACCCCGCGCGGTCGCCGCGGTCGATGTCTGCCGGCGTCGACCAATCGAGCAGCAGAATGTCGACCGGCTCGAGAACCTGAGCGAGCGCGAGCCCGCGCCGGTCGAGCATGAGCCCGGTCGCCTTGCGGTGCGCCGTCGAGAACAAACCGAGCTGCGGCGACTCCTGCTCGACCATCGCGGGCACGATCCCGTCGTCGACCACCGCGCCGCCTACATCCCACCCCTCATCGACGAGCCCGGCGGTCGGGCTCTTGCCGTACACGGCATCCTTCGCGAGCAGCAGCCACCGCGAACCCGTCTCCATCGACGACCCCGTGCCGATGCCCTCGCGCCCGTTGTTGCGCGAGACTGTCAACCCGTTCGCCTCGGCCCACGCGAGCGCCGGTCGAGCGACCTCGAGAACGACCGCCTTATCGCGACCCGTGTGCGTCACGAGCTGCTCGCCCCACAGCTCGGGCCCGCGCTTGATCCGCCACAGCGCGAGCGCCCTCATGAGCCACGACTTACCGACCTGCCGGGCGAGCGTCACGAGGTACTCGGGCCACACGAGCACGCCGTCGGCGTCGTGCTCGAGGATGCGGTACACCGCGAGCCGCTGCCACCACCTCAGCGGGCGCCCGTTGCTGATCGCCGCGTGAATCGCCTCGACCTCGGGCCCGTACGTGCCGACCGCTCGGGGGTGTGGCAGCGTCATGTACCTCGGCCACACGCCCTCGGGGGGCACTTCGCGCAGCTCATCGAGCCACGGGGCGGAATCCCACACGGGATCGTCGGGCCCGGGGGTGTTGCGCAGCGTGAACCGCAACGGGGCGTCGATCGCGGGGCGGTCACTGTCGGCGTCGTCGGGGCGGCGAAGTTCAGTAGGGGTGTCGGTGCCCGCTCGCCCCTGACCTGCGGTTTTGCGTTGATGATCTTGGGAGAGAGAGAGGTTTTTCATTGCGGGGT